GTGAATGTCATTGCCATTCACCACGCACTGGTCAAATCAGGCATCACACCACAGGAAGTGGATGTGGTTGTCACCCTGCCACTGAGCGAATATTTCGACACAAACGCACAGCCGGACATGGCCAACATCAACCGCAAAAAAGCGAACGTCATGCGCCCGGTGGAGTGCCAGAACGGTGAGGCATTCACTATCCGTAACGTGCGGGTTATGCCTGAATCCATTCCGGCTGGCTTTAAGGCACTGGCTGACATGAGTCCGTTTGAATCCCTGCTGATTGTGGATTTGGGCGGAACCACGCTGGATGTGGCAAAGGTTCAGGGGCAACTGGCAGGCATCAGCCAGGTGTTTTGCGATCCACACGTAGGCGTTTCCCTGATGGCTGATGCCGTGCTGTCGGTGATGGCCACTAACGGTATGCGTACCAGTCACCACATCGCCAATACCATTATTGAGCACCGTCACGATGAAGCCTGGCTACGCCAGCACATTCACAATGACGCGCATTACAACAGCCTGATGGCGGTTATTCGTGAAAAGGAGGAGACACTGAAACAACGCGTGATCCGCGCACTCGCGGGCTTTTCGGGTTACGGGCGGGTGCTGGTTGTCGGTGGAGGAGCGGAGATTGTGGCACCCGCAGTCCGTGAAGTCTATGGAGTCAATGCGAATTTCATCACAGACGGGGTGCCACAGTTTGCTCTGGTTAACGGTCTGTACGCTATGGATAAGGAGTAACCCTCCATGGCGACATTAACCAGAAGAATAAGTTTCTATCTGAAGCCAGCCGCCGTCAAGAACGAAGGCGAAGCATGCGCCTGGCTGGACAGCCTTACACCAGAAGCCCGCAAAAGCGGCCAGCGCGTGGCTTTTCTGGCCGGGCTGGCACTTCTGAAGATGAATCCGGCAGAGGCTTACCGACTGGCTGCATGGGCTGATGATGAAGCGTTATCAGTGACACAAACCAGGACAGAATCCCCCGCGTCACAGCCAGTATCAACCGCACAGATAACCAGTCAGATAGCAGGGAATATCCGGGCATTATTTCCTGAATGACGAATTTGACGGCTTTTAATTTTATCGGGGTGCACTGTCGCCCCGCACGAGGAAAACACGATGAAAAAATACGAATACATGCTAATGAAAGAAGCACTGCGGGCTGGTCTGGCTCCCTGTCCTGTATCCGTAGAAGCTGTTGTTGGGAACACGATTTTCCGAACGCTGCGAAATCGCGTATCCGTGAAGATGATTCACCAACCACCCAAATCTACCAGCATGATCTATCTGCCGCTGCCCGAGGCTATCAAACTTATGCGTTCGCTGAAATTTGCGATTTGGATGCAGACACAACTCAACAAAGCGGTGCAAAACACCTTCGTTAAGAAACTGATGCCGGAGCTTGCTGCCAGACGTGCAAAATGTACCAGACCCGCACTTCAATTTGATCTGTCATTGATTCAACAAGCTACGGAGGCAGAACTGTACCGCCTGTCACCTCTCCGCGATGCTCACACGGAAGCCTCAGAAATGTTCCGGCTCATGTTTCAATTTAATTTTGCCGTTCGACGCACACGCGTTCAGGTCAATCGCATGATGCAGGCGCAGGAAGAGCTGGCGCAACACAAAGGAGACAACCAGTGAGCAAGATTGACTATCAGGCACTACAAATGGCAGCAGAACGGGCAATTCCGGCAATGGAACGCCTGTTAATATTGCCAGTTGATGATGATTTGTTAAGCGAACAGGAACTTAAAGATTGCGGTGTGGATATTGACGCGATCAACACCTTCAGACTTCTGGCTGGACCGGAAGACATGCTGGCACTGCTGGATGAACTGGAAACAGCAAAAAAGCGCATCGCTGAACTGGAAAAAATCGCAACTGACCATGCACTTAAATTCCAGAAAGCACAGGACGCATTAAAGTATGCCGCTTTGCTGCATAGCCGAACGGCGCAACAAACCAATAATTTTGCAGTATTGCTTTCGGACATAAGCGAATATTTCATTAATAACGTATTTCAGCCCTTGCGATACGAGCGGGATGTTGAAAGAGCCATCATAAAGGCTGGCGGAAAAGCATTGTGGCAGGAGAAGCACGAGGAAAGAACGCATCAGCTAAGTGATGTAAATAGTGGATGGTTATGCCCACTGACAGAAGGTAAAAAGAACACCTAATTTCCTCTCAAACCAGGGCGATAATCGCGCATCGCCCTGCTGCACAATAGTGCACAAATTTGCACAATTTTTTTGAACGACTTTTTGCCCTTCCGGCCCGCGTGGCAGCTGGATCCGTCAAGGATCCGTGCGTGCACAAAAAAACGCGTTTTTTCTGCGCGCAGGTGACGGGGGAACAGCCCGCGTTTCAGGGGGTAAATAGCATTCCCTGAACGATGTCGCAGCGACACAACAGAATGGCCATATTTCTCACGCTGAGCGTGAAAAATACGTGAGGGATTCTGATTTGATGGGGTGAAAGGTAAGGCCGTCAAAATCGCACTGAGGCAGCGAGAATATGTCGTCAGAGTTGCGGGGTTGCGTAAGCACCCGCCCGGCGATGATGGCTACAAGGTTGGAGATGTTGTGAAATTATCTGAAGGAATAACCAGCTTGCAGGAGAACCCGGGCAAAGTCAGAATAGCGGCAGGCATCAACTCAAAAGAGGATAATGTCATGAGCCACTTTAATGATTTATGCCAGATCAATCGTGAAGCTGAAGAAAAACGCGCTGAGGCAGCTCAAATTTTGCGGGATGAAGCAGCAAGGCTGATTGATTTCTATGAAGAATGGCTGGGGCTTCCATCCATGTACTGGAAAGACGATGATGGCGACCTGCACCGCTACGTGGAGACAGGCTTGCCATGTAAGACAGCGGCGGATTTTAGGCCTCTTTCAGTCCACAATATCGCATCTGCACCAGACAATATTTTCCGCATGGCCGTGCGAACCTGGGTTAAGTCATCTGACAGCAGCTACCCGGTAAGCGTGGTTATTGCACTTGAATTATATTCAGTAGATGCGGAACGGGTGTCTCTGAGAGTCCGGGTGGAAGACGATATTTCTGTTCGCGTATTTATCAATAAACCCAGCGAAGAAGCCTGGGGCGATGTTGTTATGCACATGAAAAAGCACATCGCTAATCACCTGAAAAAGCGAGCGCCATCAGCACTTCGTTAAGCAGAGCTGAAGAGTCGGGGCATAAATTTTTTATGCCCCGGCGAAGCAGCAGACAAGCGAAGCGCGTCAGGATGTGGGCTGGGTGTCCAGCAGTGCGTAAGGATTAAAGCGGATCACCTCTTCGCCAAGCCAGTCATTGATGTGCTTCATGGCCTCCATGACAGGCATCAGCTCGTTAATTGCGTAAACCCGCGCGGCCTTCTCCACATCACCAAACGCACTTTTTTCACCCGGCATCGCCCCCATCAATTGCGGCGGAACGCGGTGCGCAGCCAGCACATCATCACGGGATGCCGCCTTAACATTCATGAACTCATCCTTTGCGGTGATCTGCTGGAACGGCAAAATTTGCACCCCCTCTTTGCCCCCGTTGGGCGCATGAATGAGCACGTTTTTAAACGCACCACCACCACGTGCACCCTGTAGCGTTTCTTTCAGGGAGTCCATGCTTTCGCGGTTTACCTGCGCTGCACCGATGTAGATGATGCACCCGGCGTGGGATCCGTTGTCGTAATACAGTTTTCTGAACATGTCCGCCGAATGAGACAGGCTGGCCGAGAGTAATGCGCCGAGATATTCCGGCATGCCGTAGATTTCCTGGTTAATGTCAGGATTCATCAGGTGGCACACTTTGCCAGGGCGAAACTGAAACGCGTCCTTACCATCCTGCACATACCACCATGATTCAAGATCGCTTCCGCGTCGCATGTATTTCGCCAGGGCGTGCCGTAATTTAAGCGGTTCGCCGAGCATATTGCTTCGAAGCTCAAGGAATGCGTTACCGAACACAAACCAGTCCAGCGCCAGCGCCGAGAAATCCTGCCGGGAAAGCAGCGGGTGCGGAATATAGCAACCGAGCAATACATTGCGCTTAAAGTAAAGCGCAGACTGATGCCAGGACGTTTGCCGGGCAGCTCTTGCCAGACCGTACCAGTCCACCGGGGTTTCATACCACCGCCCGTTATCAGCACAGTACATATTATCCAGCAGGTCATGCCCGGTCAGGCGGTAAGGGCCGTCAAATGTGAACGCGCTGAGCGACGATTCTTTCCTGAGCGCATCAGAGAGATCAATGCGTGAACTCATGCGCACTTTTTTATTTTTTCTGCTCATCAGAACTCCATAACCGTGAAACGCTCGTTTTCTCCTTCGCCGCCAATCGGTTCGTTAATGACAGCAAGCATGGTTGCCCACGCAAGGTCGCCGTGGCTGATCCCCCTCGCGCGGTCCGTTTCGTAAGTGATAAAGCCGCCCGGTGTTTTCACCTTACGCACGGCGTTAAAGGCCGCGACCAGCTCGCGTTCGGCACGATCATATTCCCACCGTCCGGCACGCATTATTTGCAGCATTTTCAGTACCAGCGACCGTTTGGATGACAGCGTGAAGGTGTACGGAATAGCAGCAGGGAAAAACCGCTTCACTATCTGATAAACAGCCTCCCCGTTCCCGCCCGTCACATCAATGCCGATGTGTTCCACGTTGTAGCGACACGTGAACTCTTCAATGACTCTGGCCTGTTCTTCAAACTCCAGCCCCTGAACGCGTCGCGTCTCCACCGTTCGAAAACGGCCACCAGGAACAGCCGGAGGAACCACCACGGACACAGCGCCGCTGTCGCCGTTGCCACTGCTGCCGTTTGCGTCATACCCAATCCATACCGGACGATTCCCCATCGGGCGGGGAGCAAAAGGTTTCCAGTCTTTCCAGTCGTCGTATCCGTCAACACCGCAGCCAATCAGGATATTCAGGTTAAATGCCGATTCCCCTTCGCGAACAAACTCACACATATAGAGATTGAGGAACTCGTCTTCGGTGTTTTCATCACGGATTTCGTCAATATCGGTGTGTTTCCAGCCGTGATTAACCACATCTTCCAGCGTGACAATTTGCCGCCACGTCCGGTCAGGGCAGATAAGCCCGTTATGCAGCGTTTTCCAGTCCACAGAAAAACGCTGGCGTTTATGCGAGGCCTTTTTCTCGTTCCAGCGGTCGCCGTTCCAGTAGGCGTATGCCTCGTGCGTTTCGGTGGATGGCGTGGAGAAGTAGGTGCGCCGCAGTCCGCTGAGGGTTGCCATAGCGCCAGCTACCTTGCGCAGTTCAGCAAAGCGACTGACCCAGAAAAATTCATCAAAATAAAAATTGCCCGTATAGGACTGTGCCGACGCAGCAGAAGTGCCGAGAAAATGCAGCTCTGCGCCGTTGGAGAGGATGATTTTATCGCCCCCTTTCAGCTCCACATCAACTTCAGCCGCGGCCTTCTGAATAATGCTTTTAAACTGGAACGCCTGACGACGCGACGCAGACAAAAAAATCTGGTTACGCTGGTAAGGTTGCGCCACATCGTCACGCAGCGCCATCAGCAGAGCTTCCTGTGCAAAATACCAGGTCGCCCCAATCTGTCGGGATTTCAGGATCATCCTGTTACGTATCCCGGCTTCCCTGCAAAGGGTCAGGGAGTCAAACCAGCCCCGCTGATGCCACTCCAGCCTGCTGATGATTTTTTCCCGCAGTGCGGCAATCTGTTCCGGCGTGAAATGATTTTTGAGTTTTTTCGCCCGGCCTTTCTTTCCTGTGGCCGTCGCATCCGGCTGGCCATCATGCAGTTTTTTAAGCTGCCGGGTCAGCAGGTCTATTTCCTTGAAGTCACCACCTGTTTTATTCTGTTTTTCAGTGAGCTGGATGAGGCGCGCATCGATGGACTGCGTGACACGCTGCACGGGTGGCGTTTCATCCCACTGGTCGCGTTTTTTCCACGCATAAATCGTGTTCGGGTTTATTCCCATCAGACGTGATATTTCTGCGGGCGGATAACCCTGCCAGTAAAGTTGTCGCGCACGCTGGCGCACAAAAGCGTCCTGAATCATTGCTCCCCCTGAGTAATTACAGGAAGATTACCCGCGCGCGAAACCGTTCTCCTTAACCCCCTGTTCTGACTGTTTTCTTACAACAAAAGCCCTTTGTATCAGCCTGTTACGCTTTGCCATCATGACTGAAGGACCAGTCAGAGGGGCAAAAACTATGGCTAATGAAAAATCAACAACCCGCAAAAAGTTTCGCGTGGCTGTCTCCGGTGTAACGGCAGACGGGCGCGAAATCAACGGCGACATGCTGAAAGCTGCCGCCACCAGTTATAACCCGTCCGTTTATGGTGCACGTGTGAATATTGAGCACATCCTGTCACCACTCCCCGGTAGCGAGTTTTCCGCTATGGGCGATGTTGTGGGGTTGAGCACCGAAGACATAACCGATGGCCCGCTGGCAGGTCGCACGGCACTGTATGCCGAAATTGAGCCGACCGCTCGCATGATGTCCCTGCTTAACGATGGTAAAAAAATTTACTCCAGTATTGAGCTGGAACCACAGTCAACCATCACGGGAGGCCCTTACCTGCGCGGGCTGGCAATGACCGACACCCCCGCCAGCCTGGGCACGGAACGTCTGGCCTTTGCGGCACAACAACGTATGCAACTGATGACATTCAACTGTCAGCAGGGAGACGTGGCGATGTTTACCGCCGCTATGGAGTCAGAACTTATCGAACTCACCGAACAACGTCAGGAGGAAGGCACCCAGTGGTTTAACCGCGTTATGGGGATTATTGGCCGTGGCCGCAAAGCGGATGACGCCAGTTTCTCCCGTATTCAGGAAGCGGTGGAAGGTGTCGCAACGTCACAGGCCGACATTATCGACCGTTTTAATGTGCTGGAAACCCGCCATCAGCAGGACAGCCAGAAAATCACTTTACTGACCACAGAGCTGGCAGAACTGAAGGAAAAACTGCGCACGCAGGACGGCGATCCGCAGAACCGGTTCACCGCAACAGGCGCAGCCTCCGACCAGCTGGCTGACTTCTGATAAGACAAAGGAGCAAATTTTTTATGAATCTGGTGATGTCAGATATTACCCGCAACAAGCTGGGTTGCTATATGGCGCAGCAGGCGTCGCTTAACAATATCCCGGTTTCCGCACTGGTATCGCGATTTACCGTGGAACCCTCGGTACAGCAGCGTTTTGAAAACGCCTCAAAGGAAAGCACCGAATTTACAAAAAGAATTAACGTGATCGGCGTGACCGACCAGAAGGGCGAAAAAATCCTCCTGGATACCACAGGACCGATTGCGCGCACGAATACCAGTTATGACGGAACAAAACGCCGTAACCCGAATAACGTGGTTGATCTGAAAAACCGCAAATACCAGTGCGAACAGGTGAACTACGACACGTTTATTTCGTATCCGCAGCTTGATGCCTGGTCGGCACACAGCGATTTTCAGTCCCGCATCAGCGCACAGATTGCCCGACAGGTGGCGCTTGACCGCATCATGATCGGTTTCAACGGCACGTCTCACGCGGATGAGTCCAACTTCAGCACCAACAAGTTGCTTCAGGACGTTAACGTGGGGTGGCTGGAGCACATCAGAACCGACGCCAGCGAACGCGTTATGAATGACGTGACGCTGACCTCCCGTAACATGGACAACACCGTGGCGCACGCGGGTAAGTATGCGAACGCTGATGCACTGGTACAGGACGCGCGCTCATCCCTGCTGGATGAATGGCACAAGGAAGCTGACGACCTCGTGGTGATTATGGGGCGCAACCTGTTTAACTCGCTGCGTCTGCCCGTGCTGAACAGCATCAGCGGCCAGAATCCCAATGCGGAATTACTCGCCGGGCAGCTCATTCTGTCATCGCGCACCATTGGCGGGCTGGGCGTGTTCCTTGCGCCGTTCTTCCCGGATTCAACGATGCTGATCACCTCGTTCAACAACCTGTCGATTTACTGGCAGAAAGGTTCAATGCGTCGTCTGATGAAAGACGAACCGGAATACAACCGCATCGCCACCTACCAGTCCATCAATGACGCTTATGTCGTTGAAGACTATGGCAAGTGCGCGATGGTCACTGGCCTGAAGTTCGCCGACAGATAATCAACTCACGGCGGGCATCATGCCCGCCTGTAACGGAGAGAAAAAATGATTACTCCTGCACAGCAACACTGGCAGAACGTGATGGCACAGCGCGCGGGCCGGGCGAATGAAGGCGTGGACCACGCTGCGCGTACCGCGCATGAAGAGGTGCTGTATCGTCTGCGTCTGGCACAGGCCCGGCTTAAGGGCGTACAGGCCAGAAGCGCGAAAGCCGCCATCAAAAAAGAGTTGTTGCCGGATTTTTCCGGCTGGATTGAGGGAACGCTGGAGGCTGACGGCGGGCAGCAGGATGAAGTGATTGCCACGCTGATGGTGTGGGCGATTGACTGCGGCGATCTTCCGCTGGCGCTGCGTATTGGTGCGTATGTGGTCCGTCACAACCTCATCATGCCGGATAACTTTGGCCGTACTGCTGCCACGGTTCTGACCGAAGAAATCTGCAATCCGGTACTGACGCAGGCCGGGACGGATGCCGACGCGGATTTGTCCGCCTTTATCGAACCACTGGACACCCTCCGGGAGATTGTCACCGACCAGGACATGCCGGACGAAGTGCGCGCCAAATTATGCAAGGCGTGCGCCTTTGCCCGTCGTGGTCTGACCGATGCAGACAACATGGCCTTATCACTGAAGCTGCTGCGCGAAGCGATGCACCTGAACCCGAACGCAGGTGTGAAACGCGAGATTGCAACCCTTTCCCGCGCCCTGAAAAAAGCCGATTCCGCAGCCGCACCAGTTGCCAGCGCACAGCAGGCGCAGGACAAAAGCAGCAAAAGTAAAAAGACAACGCGGAAGCCTGCAACACGAAAAACCACCGCGACGCAGAAGGCGAAGCGCGGTTAACGACTGACCCCGTCAGCGGGCGGCGTGCGCGGTGTTCCGGTTTGACTCCGTGGCCGTTTACACCACGCACCCACCGCCCGATTTTTTCAGGAGTGAACCCCATGAGTATGGTTGCCAGAACCGAAACCCGCCCCGCAGAGGATGACATCACTGATACCGATGATGGCGATACCCGTATTTCTGCGGGGGCATTCTGGCCGGATATTGTGCTGCGTGAGCTGCGTCTGGCGGTACGACTGCCGGGCCGCGTGACCACCTCCCGCCTGCTGCATACCGCCACCGGGGCGGTGGCCCACGTTACCCGTGAGCTGGAAGCGTGGCAGCAGGAACAGCAGGCAGCCGGACATGAAACACTGGCCGATGTCCCGGCGCCATTAATTAACGGAGAAAGCGTCAATCTCTGGCACTGGCGCAATGCGGTTTATACCGCCACCCGTGCCCTGATTCTGGAGCGTTACCGCGATGCGGACACAACGGATAAGGGCGAGCGCCGGGCAGATGCACTGGACGCACAGGCTGCGGACCTGTGGCGCGATGTGAGCTGGGCCATCTCTGACATTCTGGGAAGGCCACGAATGTTTGCGGAGCTGTGCTGATGAAAGTGAAAGCACTGGCAGGCGACACCGTGGATTCGCTCTGTTTCCGGTACTACGGCACGACGCAGGGCGTCACCGAAAAGGTGCTGGATGCCAACCCAGGACTCTGTCAGCAGGTATTTCTGAACGCCGGGCAGGAAGTGGAGATGCCGGAGCCGGAGAAGAAGAAACGAGAAATGATTCAGTTGTGGGGGGAGTAGCGGTGAGCACCATTCAAACAGGGATCACAGAGCAGGTTATTGCGTGGCTCTTTGACCACCTGCCAACGGTGTATGCAGTAGGCGCGGCGGTCAGCATTTCCGCGCTGATGAGTCTTTATGACGGACGAACACTGGTTCAGACCGTAACGGGATCGCTGGCGTGCGGCGTTCTTGCCATGGCCGTGGCCGGGTCGTTGCGCTTCTTCGGGTTTCCTGAAGATGCCGTGACGTTTATCGGCGCATCAATCGGTTTTATGGGTGCAGAGAAAGCACGCGACAAGGTTATTGCGGCCTTTAATCGCAGGGTGAAGGAGAAGGACGAATGAGCAACACATTTAAATTCAGCAGCCGGAGCGAAAAGAATTTGCAGGGTGTAAATCCTGATCTGGTGAAAGTGACCCGACGGGCACTGGAAATCTCGGAAGTGGATTTTGGTATCACCGAAGGATTGCGCAGCCGTTACCGCCAGAAGCAACTTGTGGCCACGGGTAAGAGCCAGACCATGAACAGCCGCCACCTTACGGGGCATGCCGTGGATGTTGTAGCTTATATCGGCAGCCAGGTGTCATGGGAATGGCCGCTGTACGAAAAAATCGCAGCAGCATTCAGACAGGCCAGCCGGGAACTGAATATTCCGGTGGAATGGGGCGGCGACTGGAAGACCCTGAAAGACGGACCGCATTTTCAGTTACCACACGGAGCCTATCCGGCATGAAGCTCTGGCCCACGCTGGGTGTCGCTTTCCTTCTGATTGCCGCATGGGGAACATCCATGCGTCTGTCGTGGTCGCTGGGCCGGGAGAACGCCAGAAACGAAGCGCAGGCCAGCACCCTGAAAAGTACCGTCGACACCCTGAATATCATCAGCGCCGGGGTACAGGATCTGCAGCAGGTGCTGGCACAACTCCGCGCGGAAAATCAGCAACGCAATCAGGATGGAGAGGCCAGACGTGAACAACTACGCAACGATATTGCAAAAGACGCATGCGCCCACGCTTTGCCTGACGCTCGTTTTACTGACAGGTTGCGCAGGCACGCAGAACACGCCACTGCCAGCGCAGTCGGCCCGGCTTATACCGCAGACGCTGACCATACCGGTAACGCCTCCCCCCTTCCCTGATACTCCCACCTGGGGAAACCTCGGTATATGGGGAGACCGCCTTCTGGATGCACTGGAAACCTGTAACGCGGATAAACGGGCCATTGAATTACTGGAGCAGCGCAGACTGCAACGACTGAACAACGAGGACAACAGCCATGCTGAAAACTGATTCCCTGCGTGAAGCCATGACCCGTTCATGTCGATGGTGTCACGCCAACCCGGAGAAATTCACCATTTTCGTGGAGAGCGGCAACATTGAAACGACCGGAGAAACTCCCTCGTTTGCTTACCGCTATCAGATGGTGATGTTTGTCATGGATTACGCCGGGGAGCTTGACGACCTGACGCTGCCGCTGCTGGCGTGGTTGTCGGAGAATCAGCCACAGTTGTTGCTCAACCCTGAGCGTAATCAGGACATCAAATTTTCTGCCGTTATTAATGACGATGACAGCGCCGACATCCTGTTTACACTGCCCCTGCGGGAGCGCGTTCGCGTCACGCGCAGCAGTCAGGGCACACCGCGGGCAGAACACCTGCCGGAGCCAAAACCCCGCCTGCCATCTTCCGAAGGCGACTGGTCACATGTATTCCAGGATGTGACGTGGGGCGAAAGCGATGGATAAGGCATTCACCCGCGCGGATGAAACCTTCGGGGCTATCCGCGACAGCCTGAATCAGCAGGCCATCAATAACATCGCCAGAAGGCTGGCACAAGATTTACGCCGCGCCCAGCAGGCGCGCATCCGGTCACAGAAAGCACCGGACGGGACCGCATGGACACCACGCAGACGCCGCGTAACCCGGATACAGGAGCGCATTCGCTTTATCTGGAATAACGAAACACGCACGCTGAAAAACTGGCATCACGACACAGGGAAATACGGGCGAACCATTACCGGGTGGGATGAGGATAAAAACAATATCCGCACGTTTTACCGGGATGACATCGACCGTTTTCTGGAAATACGCACCCGGCGTATCAACCAGGACAGCACAAAGCACGTCCCCATGTTCATAAAGCTGCGCACCGCCCGTTACCTGAAAGCCCGCGCGGATGCCTCCGGTGTGACAGTGGGTTACAGCGGCGTGGCCGCACGTATTGCACGCGTTCATCAGTTCGGTGAACGCGATCAGGTTGCGCCGGGTACTTTCACCGATTACCCGGTACGTGAGCTGCTGGGTATCAGTCAGGCGGATGAGCGCCTGATTTATAACACGGTGCTGGGCCGGATTGCGGAGGCAGTACAGTGAACGCAGAACTTATGAGACTGCTGAGCAATATCATCCGCACCGGGATCATCTCTGAAGTTGATGAGAAATCCTGGTGCGTGCGGGTCCTCAGCGGCGGACTGGAAACAGGCTGGTTGCGCTGGAACACCACGCGCGCGGGAGCCTTCAATGTGTGGCTGCCGCCATCAGTGGGCGAACAGGTGGCAATTGCCTGCATCGGCGGCAACCCGGAAACAGCCATGATAATTGGCAGCCTGTGGAGCGATGACATTCCGGCCCCCGGAAAAAGCCTGAAAGAAATCGTGGTCAGCGCGCCGGATGGCGCGTTGTTCCGCTACGACGCGGACGCAGGCGCACTGGGCGCCAGCGGCATGAAAACGGCCACCCTGCAGGCATCCGTCAGCGTGAAACTGGACACGCCCGTCGTGGAGTGCACAAACCTTCTGAAAACAGCCGAGATTGACGTCACAAAAGGGGGAAAGATGAGCGGCAATATCACGCACAGCGGCGGCAATTTCACCTCAAACGGCATCACTGTGCATACGCATAAACACGGTGGCGTTAAAGGTGGCAGCGATTCGACAGGAGGCCCGCAGTGACAACCCGCTACACAGGAATGAACCCGGACGGGACGGGAAACCTGAACGATATGGAGCACCTGAAACAGTCAGTCAGGGACATCCTGACCACTCCGCTGGCAAGCCGGGTTATGCGACGGGAATATGGCAGTCTTGTCCCTGATTTGATTGACGAACCCATGAATAACACCACGCGTCTGCAATGCATGAGCGCTGCTGTGATTGCACTGACACGATGGGAGCCACGCATTGCCCTGAATGCCATTGATGTTGTCTGGAAGGCGGGGGGGCGCGCCGGGGTGACACTATCGGGTACTGTCATTCAGACCATGCAGAATGTTGAATTAACCATCACGCTGAGGGAGTAAATCATGCCCGCCGTTGACCTTTCACAGTTACCGGAACCCGCCATCATCGCGGAGCCTGACTTTGAGGCAATTCTGGCTGACACAAAGGCCATGATGATTGCGGCTTATCCGGCCGAACAGCGCGCCGCCGTCTCCGCAGCGCTGGAGCTGGAATCGGAACCCCTGAACGTTATCGCCCAGACAACAGCATTTCGTGAAATGCTGTTACGCCAGCGGGTCAACGAGGGCGCACGCGCCTGCATGTTAAGCCACAGCGCCGGGACAGACCTGGACAACCTCGCGGGTAATATGAACACAAAGCGCCTGGTTATCACTCCGGCAACGGATACCACCGACGCAGTGATGGAAAGCGACACCTCGCTGAGACTGCGGGCGCAGCGGGCGTATGACGGGCTGAGCGTTGCTGGCCCGTCAGGTGCATACGAGTATTTTGCCCGCAGTGCCAGCGGTCTGGTGCGTGATGCGCGGGCTATCAGCCCGTCTCCGGCCAACGTGACGGTCTCCATCCTGTCCACTGAAGGCGACGGCACAGCAACGGAGGCATTGCTCAATACCGTTCGCACTGCTCTGAACGCGGAGGACACCCGCCCGGTGGCCGACCGCCTGACCGTACAGAGCGCCAGAATCGTGACATGGCGGCTGAATGCAAAACTGTACTTTTACCCCGGCCCGGAATCCGAACCTATTCTGGCCGCGGCGGAATCGTCATTCAGGAAGTGGCTGGCTGAACAGGGGCTTATCGGTCAGGACGTGGCGTTGTCCGCCATTGCTGCCGCACTTCATGTGCACGGCGTGCAACGCGTGGAGATAATCGAACCCACCCAGAATCTGGCCATCAGCGACATACAGGCGGCGCGCTGTGAGTCATTCACCATCAGCGAAGGTGGGCGCAATGAGTAATTCACTGTTACCGCCATCAGCCAGCAGTTTCATGCGTTGTGCCGAAGCCGTCGGAACGCGCATTACAGACATTCCGGTAGACCTCAACACGCTGTGGTCACCGGACACCTGCCCGGTGCATCTGCTGCCTTATCTCGCCTGGGCATTTTCCGTTGACCGCTGGGATCGCAACTGGCCGGAAGGGACAAAGCGACAGGTTATTCGTGATGCATGGCTGATACACCGACACAAAGGGACCATCAGCGCACTGCGCCGGGCCATTGAGCCGCTGGGATACCTCATTCGCGTGTCTGAGTGGTGGGAGTTCGGCGGAGAGCCGGGAACATTTACCGTTGAAGTCGGCACGCTGGACAGCGGTGTGACGGAGGAAATGTATCTGGAAATGGAGCGGTTGATTGCTGATGCCCGCCCGGTCAGCCGCCACATGACAGGGCTGAATATCATTCAGGAAATCCCGGGGGATATTTTCGCAGCGGCGGCAACTTATGACGGTGAAGTTATTACCATTTATCCAGGCGATTAAGCATGAGTACCACAACACGAAAATTTAAAACCGTTATCACCGATACGGGTGCAAAAAAATTAGCTCAGGCAGCCGCGCCAGATGGTAAGCCTGTCCGCCTGACTCATATGGCCGTGGGCGACGGCGGTGGTACTTTACCCACGCCAGACAGTAAGCAGACCCGTCTCGTGCATGAGGTGTGGCGACATACCGTTAATCGTGTCACCCAGGACGAAACACATCAGAACCGCATTATTGCGGAGCTGGTTATTCCTCCAGAAACGGGCGGATTCTGGATCCGGGAAATTGGTGTGTTTGATGAGCACGGTGATTTAATCGCGGTGGGCAATACTGCCGAAAGTTACAAGCCAGCCGTTGCCGAAGGGTCAGGGCGTGCGCAAACATTTCGCACCATCCTGACTGTATCCAGCACTGCCACCGTGGCGCTTACCGTGGATAACACCATGGTGATGGCCACGGTGGATTACGTGGATAACAAACTAAAAGAGCATGAACAGTCACGACGTCACCCGGATGCCTCGCTGACCGCAAAAGGCTTTACTCAGTTAAGCAGTGCGACCAACAGCACCTCCGAGTCACTGGCAGCAACGCCAAAGGCAGTAAAATCAGCCTATGACAATGCTGAGAAACGTCTGCAGAAAGACCAGAACGGTAACGATATTCCAGATAAGGGCGCTTTCCTGAACAACATTAATGCGGTCAGCAAAACCGACTTTGCTGCTAAGCATGGCATGCGTTATGTGCGCGTTAATGCTCCGGCAGGTGCAACACCGGGGAAATATTACCCTGTTGTTGTTATGCGCTCTGCTGGCTCAGTAAGCGAGCTGGCATCAAGAGTAATTATTACTACCGCAACACGAACTGCGAACGATCCACTAAATAACTGTGAGTTTAATGGATTCGTTATGCCTGGCGGCTGGACTGACAGGGGGCGTTATGCCTATGGAATGTTCTGGCAATATCAAAACAATGAACGAGCCATTCACTCAATAATGATGAGTAATAAGGGCGATGATTTGCGCTCTGTGTTCTATGTTGATGGCGCTGCTTTCCCTGTTTTTGCGTTTATCGAAGATGGTCTGTCAATATCCGTTCCGGCCGCAGATCTCGTTGTCAATGATACGACCTATAAGTTTGGAGCAATAAATCCGGCGACAGAATGTGTCGCGGCTGACGTTATCCTTGATTTTAAAAGTGGGCGCGGTTTTTATGAGTCCCATTCGTTAATCGTTAACGACAATTTGTCGTGTAAAAAACTGTTCGCAACAGACGAAATTGTAGCGCGCGGCGGCAATCAGATTCGAATGATAGGCGGGGAATACGGTGCGTTATGGAGAAATGACGGCGCTAAAACTTACCTGCTGCTTACCAACAAAGGTGATGTTTATGGCGAACATAATGCATTGAGAGCGTTTGCTGTTGATAACGCAACTGGTGAACTGACTGTTGGAACCAAACTGTCCGCAAGTCTGAACGGTAACGCATCGACAGCTACAAAGCTGCAAACGCCCAGACGGGTTTCTGGGGTTGAGTTTGATGGTTCCAAAGATATTACTTTAACCGCTGCGCATGTTGCTGCTTTTGCCAGAAGAGCAACGGGTACGTATGCCGATGCTGATGGGGGCGTTCCCTGGAATGCTGAATCAGGCGCTTACAATGTCACCCGCTCTGGCGACAGCTATATTCTGGTTAACTTCTATACCGGAGTCGGAAGTTGCCGCACCTTGCAGATGAAGGCGCATTACAGAAATGGAGGCCTGTTCTACCGTTCATCAAGAGACGGCTATGGTTTTGAAGAGGATTGGGATCAGCTTTACACATCGGCACATCCTCCGACAGAGCTTTACCCTGTGGGGTCTCCAATTCCGTGGCCTTCTGATTCAGTACCTACAGGCTATGCCATTATGCAGGGGCAAAGTTTTGATAAAGGCTCTTACCCTAAACTTGCGGTTGCCTATCCGTCCGGGGTTATTCCTGATATGCGTGGCTGGACAATTAAGGGTAAACCTGCCAGTGGTCGCGCCGTATTGTCTCAGGAACAGGATGGCATCAAGTCGCACACCCACAGTGCCAGCGCATCAAATACTGACCTCGGTACTAAAACGACCAGCTCATTTGATTACGGGACAAAAACGGTAAGCACGTTTAACCACGGTACAAAAACGACAAACAATACGGGAGCACATACGCACACTGTCGGTGGTCGCTATGGTGGTGACTCTGTTGGTGGTAAACAACGCGTACAGGTATCAGGAACCAACCAGGTGTCAAGCTCTGCCGGAGCGCACGCCCATACTGTTGATATTGGTCAGCATAATCACACGGTTGGCATTGGTGCCCATGCACACACTGTGGCATTGGGTGCGCACGGACATACCATCACGGTTAACGCTACTGGTAATGCGGAAAACACCGTAAAAAACATTGCATATAACTATATTGTGAGGCTTGCATGATTAATTTAATTCTTTCAGCACCAGTACCTGAAATGGCTGAAGCATTTAAGCGGGTATTCGCAAATGCAGATAATGTGGATGTTGTAGAAAAACCATTTGAAGCAATCCCGGAATTTGACTGCATGGTCAGTGCGGCAAACAGTTTCGGGCTAATGGATGGCGGCGTTGACGCTGCCATTACTGCATTCTTTGGTACTCAGTTACAGACACGTGTTCAGAATCATATTCTTCGTGAATATCTTGGTGAGCAGCCTGTAGGCACTGCATTTGTTATTGAAACGGGGGATAACAACCATCCCTGGCTGGTACATGCGCCAACAATGCGCGTTCCGCTGACCATTGACGGAACAGACGCTGTATATAACGCCACGTGGGCTGCTTTACTTGCCATCTTTCAGCACAATAAAAATGCAACGACAGACAGGAAAATAAAGACGGTGGTATTCCCTGCAATGGGGGCCGGATGTGGTCAGGTGCCGTTTGAAAGTGTTGCCCGGCAGATGAAGCAGGCATGGGATAACTTTAGTAAAAAAACAGAAGCAATTAACTGGGAATACGCACACTCCCGCCAGTTAGAAGTATTTAATACATGCGCATACTGCCCGGGTACTCCTGCCTGTCGTTATGCGGATATTAAATATATTGGACTCGGAGATTATCGGACGTATTGCTTACGGTCAGGGCAGGTATGCATTAATCCTGAACATCAGGTTGATGACGTGCTGACTAATAATCGTTCTCGCCCGGGGGCACATATGCATCAGATTAATCCGGTAAAATCCGTAGGTAATATTGCCATTGGCGCACACAGCCACGGAAGGAATATCACCATTGGTGCTCATTCCCATACCCCACATAAACAATAATTCTTTCTCTGATTAGAGGTGAAAATGACTTTCAGAATGAGTGCTGAAGCACAAACCATTCGCGTATTTAATTATCTCGATGGTACAAATGAATTTATTGGAGAAGGTGACGCATATATTCCACCGCATACAGGTCTGCCTGCAAACAGCACAGATATTGCGCCTCCTGATATTCCAGCGGGTTTTGCCGCCGTTTTCAATGCAGATGAAATGAAATGGGAACTGATGGAAGACCATCGCGGAAAGACTGTCTATGAAACAAAAACAGGAGCAGCCATTTATATTTCTGAACTTGGCGCATTACCATCTGATGTAACAACAATTTCCCCGACCGGCAACTATCAGAAATGGAACGGGAATGCGTGGGTGGACGATGAGAGCGCAGAACGTGATGCGCTTGTCAGGGCAGCAGAGTCCCGGAAGAAAGAGCAGATTGCATATGCAGGTGAAATTATTGCCACTCTGCAGGATGCTGTCGATTTGGATATGGCTACAGAAGAAGAGAAATTAAGTCTGACAAAATGGAAAAAATATCGGGTATTACTTAACCGCGTTCAGCCAGAAAATGCCCCTGATATAGAGTGGCCAGAATTAGTGTAAAAGTAAGGTGATTTAAGGAGCAAAACCGCCAATATATTTATTAGCGGTTTTTTCGTTAAATCAGAGCAGCTCAGAACAGCCCTTTAATCGAACTGGTCGCGCTGTTAAGGGATGATGTCACCTTATCTTTGAAGCCTGACAGCATATCGCTGAACGATGAGGATTGCAGGCGTTCCCGCAAATCCTCATCACAGCGTTCAAGGGTCAGGGAAAACTCTATCTTTTTCGCTTTCCCGTAGCGATCCAGTTCAGAGCGGGTCGTGCTCGTTTCGGTCAGAACATACATGCCGTAAATCTGCCCGACGCCATCAATCAGAGGCCACGGGCGTCCCGCATACGCCTGCGTGGTCAGCAGCGACAGCGACACTTCGCCGCCTGTAATCTCAGGATAAAGCACGCCAGAAAGAACGATGCGATCATCACCTGCACCGATATACTGCCAGCTTGCTGAACGGTTAACGCGCTCGTTTTTCACATGTCGCCAGCTTTTGTTTTGCTGTAACTGCTGATGCGGCAATGTGCGCAATTCAAAAACAAACATGCCGTAGATCATCATCATGGCACGACTCCTTACTCTTTATCATAAAAGCTGCCACGCCCGGCACGGGTACGCCGCTCCAGTTCTGCCCTGACCATTTCGCCGACCAGTTTCGCCAGTTCGCGGGGATTCTGCGTAACAACGTTATGCAGATGGACATGAATTTCACCACCAAATCCGGGGGTCGCAGCCTCCCGGCTGCGGGAAGATGCGGAAACGGGCGCAACTGGCGCACGTGCGGCCTCCACGACCGGACGGGAGCTTGCTGCAACAACAGGGGGCAACACCGGAGATAACGGAGCCGGGACCACGGGTGTGATGTTGATTGCGGAAGCAGGCCTACTGACCTGCGCAATCTTCCGCTCCTGCCACTCCCCACGAACAGCAAGCGCACGGGGCAGGTTCTTAAAGACAATATCACCGGGGCCGATACGCTTTTTCGTCTCATCAACCAGCCTGCCTGTGTTATCTGCAATTTTGCTGAGCCTGCGCAGCGTGCCAGTGTTGTTGTCCGTGAGCGGCTTGTTGTCTTTAGGCTTATCGCCTCCGGTCCCTGTTTCCGCAGACTTCGGTGGATTGATTTTTGCCAGGTCCCCCTGAAGCAAAGCAACCTTGTCCTGAAGAATGGCCGCACGCTGCGCGTCTTCGATTTTCTTTCTCGCCCTTTCCGCTTCATCTGGAAGGACGCCAAGTTTTTCCAGTATCCATGCCAGCGTATCCAGCAGCATTTTTGCAGGCGTCAGGACAAGCTGTAACGCACCGCCAAGAACGTTGCCGAACACCTCGCCAGCACTGGTGCATTTATCCAGCGTTTCCTTGCTGGATTCCATCGGTGACAGCAGCGATGTAAACCAGTTAAAGACCTGAATCACGCCATCACGAACCAGTTCGAAAACAGGGCCAAACCGTTCAAAGGTTTCGCGTAACGGGGCCAGCCGCTCCATAATCCCGCTGAACACCCCGGCAAAAAATGCCCTGATTGGGTCCCAGTATTTCCAGATGAGAACGGCAGCTCCGGCAAGCGCAGCTACGATAAGACCGACCGGGCTGAACAACGCCCCGATAGCGCCTCCCAGTAAAGAGACGGAACCCGCCACCATTCCCCACAGCGCTGGCAGGACCCTGACAGCATTCATTGATCCGGTCAGGAGGGAAAAACCAAGACGCAGTTTTGCCAGCGGGCCAGCAAGCACCCCAAGAGCCAGTGACAACGAGCCAACCGTTGCAGTCATTGCCAGCAGCGCACCGCCTGCAATCAGTAGCTGGCGCGTCAGTGCCGGATGGGCCTGCGCCAGCTCCGTCACCTTTGAGACCACCCGAGTGAGCCACTGCGTGACAGAGCGCAGCGGACCGTCAATCAGATCCGCAATGCGGATACGCAGCCCCTCCCATGCACTGCCGAGTGATTTCAGGTCGCCATCAAGGTTATTGGCCATAACCTTTGCCGTGCGTTCAGCCTCACCGCGTGCGCCTTCAAGTTCTTTTCTCAGTTTGGGCAGAGAACCGTCACCTGCCGCATCAACGAGGGCCATAAATGACGTGAAGGCCTCTTCTCCGGCTATGTCCTTAAAGAACGATACCCGGTCAACTTCCCCGTATTTGCGGGTGGCTTTATAAAGGTCGGCCAGCACATCCTCCATCGGGCGCATTTTGCCGTTCGCATCAGAGACAGCCACACCAAGCTCTTTCAGCGCCTCTGCTGCCGCCTTTGGCGGTGATGCCAGACGAGCAAGGCTGGCACGCATTGCCGTCCCGGCATCACTCCCTCTGATACCCATATTCGCCAGCACGCCCGCCATCGCTGCGGCCTGCTCCAGCGATATTCCCAGCTTACCCGCCACCGGACCTGCATATTTCATGGTTTCGCCCAGCGCGCGAAGGTCGGTGTTAGTACGGGTAAACGCCGCAGTAAGTGTGTCGCCGACCCGGTCCATCTGGTCAGCAGAGAGGCCGAACTGCGTCAGGATATTTGAGCCAATATCCGCCGTCTCGCCAAGGTCCATACCGCCAGCCGTTGCCATGCTCAGCACGCCGGGAAGCGCAGCCTGAATGGCTTCTGGTGTGAAGCCAGCCATAGCAAGAAATGCCTGCCCACTGGCGGCATCACTCGCAGTAAACTGCGTTTCAGAGCCGAGCTTTAGCGCCTGCTCACGCAGCGCCTTAAACTGCGGGCTGTTCTGGTCAATTCGCGTCAGCGCCTGCACACGGGACATCTCTTTCCCGAATCCGATAGCGGGCTGCAAAAAACGCCCGGCAGCATAGCCGCCAGCCGCTGCCGCACCAGTTGCCAGCGCACCACCTGTTTTCAGTTTTCCCGCAGTTTCCTGCGCGCGTGAATACCGCTCACGCGCCCGCGTTACACGCGCAAGCGCCTGTCGTTCGCGTTCAAGCTGGTTGTTGTACTGTTCGGTGCGTCTGATGGCCTGCTGGATGGTGTTATCGCTGCCTGTCAGGGAAATACCGTGGCGTTTAAGCTCTCCGCCAAGCTCCCGCATTTTCTGAATTTCCCGCGTGCGCGATTCATTCAGGCGTTCAAGCCGGGTGCTTAACTGCTGCATCAGCCTTTGTTGTTTTTCGCTGAGCACAGTACCCGTGCGTTGTAACTGATGAAGGGCGTTAAGCTGGCGTCGTGCTTTCACGATGCCAGCATCCGCTTTACTGACAGCATCGCGGGCGCGCTCAAATGAACGCGCCTGACGCTCGAGATTTTTGATCGCCCCCTGCGTTCGCTGGATGGAGTCACCAAACTGTCCCATCAGGCGGCGGGCGTTTTCGGCTGGCCGGGTCAGCCTGTCAACAGCACTGAAGGCGACCCGAATGTCAAGAGTCTTCATCGTCTGCATTCCCACTGCGAAGTGCCGCCCGCTCACGCCAGCTAACCACTTCGCCGGGCGTCATCATGAAGATTTCGGCGGGCGACCAGTTAAAAATAACGGCAATATCTGCCACAAAGTCTTCTATGTGCTCAAAGCACACAACCGTGATCAGGCTTCCGTCGCCTGTTCGTTCTTCCCGCCAGAGTCCGCACCGCTCAAAAAATTTACGGCAACCACACATAACTGAATAAAGTCACAGGATGCCATTTTTTTGATCGTCACTTCATCCAGTCGCGGTGATGTCACGCGTGACAACAGCGTAAACATGGATTCCGCTTTCAGATTCAGCACATCAGACAGCGACAGACCACGCAGGGATCCAGCCTGCTCAATAGCCCCGGTGATCTCCACATACGTGATTTTTTCGTCGCCTCGCTCAATTGGCTGGGTAAGTTTTACGCCGCGCTCGCTGGTTTCTTTCGCAGTATCAGCAACCACCACAGCGTTTTCAGTATTGGTATTTTTCGTCTCTTTCATCAGAAAACTCCTTTCAGTCAGAGGCGACGCACTGCGCCGCCTGCATATTACTTATCAGCCGAGCCCGAGCGCGGAGCGGATGCGGTCGGGTACAATGTCCTTGCCATCCTTCCGGTAGATGTGGTTCACCAGGTCAATTTCCCACACCGGACGATCGTTAATACTCAGCTTGTAGTAGGTGTTTTTGACAGCGTAAGTGTGTGACGTGGCTTCGCCCTGTTTGGCCTCCCCCATATCAATTTCCGTCACACGCCCGCGCATCTCGATTTCATACAGGTCGCTTTCTGCATCGGTGTAGTATTCACCCGCAAAACGCAGCAGCGTGCCGTCCATTGTTCCGCCATATTTAAGGAACAGCGCACGAACGGCGCCACCCATGACAAAACTCGCATCAAGCGCGGAATCGTCCAGACCGAGGTCGATACTCACCGCCCCCATCATGCCACCACCACGATAGCTGTCGGTTTTACGCGTCAGTTTAGGCGGGGTGACAGACGTCACCTTACCCACTTCATTTTCACCATCCACAAACAGCGTAAAAAAACGAAGATGTTTTGGTACGGCCATTAAGCACCTCCAAGCACTGCAAATGCAGGACCAAAGAACTCATCAGTGAACGCCTGGTAAAGCTCCATATCTTCCAGCGGAGGAACGGGCGTATATTTATAGCGAATACGCACGCGCCCCTGTCGCAATTCTGTGGTGCTGTTATCCACGATGTCATACCAGCACGATGCGCCAATCAGTTTCCCGGCAGTAACCAGCGAATCAAGTTTTGCCCTCATAGCGCTGATAACATCCTTCACGTTCGCAGGCGTCAGTGGACTGTCGATGGTTTCAAACTGCGCTTCCGCAACCGTGTCAGCCAGCACCTGTGCGGTTCGGGTATACACCTCAAAAATGTAGGCGTTCGTTTCCGGCGTACGGTTACCCCAGAAGCGGAACCCGTTGCGGCGAATGATGGTTGTGATTTCTTTGTTGTTGAGGCTGTTGGCATCGCTGTCTTCGGCCTGCAACGACCAGAACACATGCCTGGACATCCCCAGCACATTTTTGACCGGAACGTTGGACAGCGATTTGTGCCAGCCCTGCTCATGGTCAATGTACGCACGAAGGCCGCACGCGTAGGCAGGCGCGGGGAAAACCTCATTCTCGCCACTTTTCGGGTTGTAAGCGATGAAGTCCGGCCACAGGAGCATCAGCTCGCGTTCGTTGAATTTTTCACGGTACGCAATGGCTTCAGCCATCGTGTTGCAGCCGTGACATGAGGCATATACAAACGCGCGCAGTTTACCTGCAATCACGCACAGGGATTTGGTCACCGCCTCCGTATCCAGGCCCGGCGCGGCCAGAATACGCGGACGGTACCCAATGCTTTCATCCTGCTCTGCAACAAGCAGCGCATACATCCCCGTATAGCTGCCGTCGGATTCAGAACCACCGATAACCAGTTGATCCTGTGTTTTTCCGTCTTCTTCTTTGTGTTCAGCCACGCGAACCACAATCACTTTTGTGCTCACCTGGTCTGCAATGGGTTTTAGCGCACGGTAAAGCGTCCCCGTTGTCCCGCATTTTCCCAGCACGTCATTGACGCGGGTCACTAATGCGGGCTTGTTCAGCGGGAACAGCTTCGCGTCCGCATCGTCCGCCGTTGCCACGATACCGATAACGCTGGAATCAACGTCGTTAATTGCTGTTACCAGGTCGGTACTTTCCGTAACGCGGGCGCCATGAAAGCGAGTTTCACTCATAGTTCCAGCCCCTTGTATCCGTTAAATGATTCGGCAACAATCATCACCCACCACGCGCGTAATCTCATCCCTGCGCCGTTCTTGCCGCCCGGCGACAACAAAAAGCAGTAACCCCGCCCGCACACACATGCGACCATGCTGCACAGGGAGGAAGCCGATGATTAACACCACCATGCAACTGTTCAACCAGAGTACTGACCCCGTGAAGATGCCTGATTTTGATATTCTCGCGGAGGGGAAAACGCTGTCCGGTGTGGCAGAACGCCTGATGAGCCTGTCACTGACCGACAACCGGGGATTTGAGGCAGACCAGCTCACCATCACGCTGGATGATGCTGATGGTCAGTTGCAGTTGCCGCCACGGGGCGCTCGCCTGACGGTTCTCATTGGCTGGAAAGGGGAACCGCTGACTGAAAAAGGCACTTACATTGTTGATGAAATTGCTCATGAAGGACCGCCAGACAGACTGACCATTTCAGCCAGAAGCGCAGATTTTCGGGATGAATTTAACGTCAAGCGCGAAGTATCCTGGCATGATGTGACCGTTGAACGCGTGGTGTCTGCAATTGCTCACCGATACGGCCTGAAACCGCAAATCAGCGAAATGCTGATGGATATCGAAATCGACCACGCAGACCAGACCGAAGAAAGCGACATGTCCTTCCTTACACGCATGGCGGAAATGCTGGGCGCAATCACCACGGTAAAAAGCGGTAATCTGTTATTCATCATGCCAGGTGGTGGCGTGAACGCGCAGGGAAAACCATTGCCATCGTTTGCCATCACACGCAGCAGCGGCGATCGCCATCAGTTTCGCATTGCTGACCGCGAGGCGTATACGGGTGTACGCGCCTACTGGCTTGATCTTAATTACGGGAAAAAGAAAAAAGTCAGCGTGAAACGCCGCAAACCGAAAAAGGAGAAAAGCAGCAGCCGGGAAGGCGACTATATGGAAGGCGCGGAAGGCAACGTGTTTGTGTTACGCAAGACTTATCAGAACGAGCAGGCAGCAAGACGCGCAGCGGCGGCAAAGTGGCAGCAGCTACAACGTGGAGCCGCATCATTTTCCATCACGCTGGCACGTGGACGAGCAGAACTCTATCCCGAAATGCATGGCACGGTAACAGGCTTTAAAAGCGAGATTGATAATCAGGACTGGATTATTGCAAAAGCCGAGCACACCATTGACAACAGCGGCTTTACCACTCAGCTTGAGCTTGAAGCAAAAATCCCGGAATGGATAGCAGAAACAGAGTGAGCAACTTAGAATAGCGGCAGCACCACGTTAAGGGAGGTCGCTATGTTCCGTTGTCCGCTTTGTGGCGCATCTGCCCGTATCCGCACCAGTCGTTCGGAAAATGATTCAGATACCGTACGGAAAAAATATTACCAGTGTAACAACCTGGAATGCGGCGTATGCTTCTCAACACTGGAGGCTTTCCATAAATTCACATCGAAACACGCCCCCTGCGTTCACTCTTCAGAGGGCATCCCGTGGAATGAGCTACCAGCTTCACACAGGGGAAACAACCAGATGAGTTTGCCCTTACCTCAGAATTAACAGGCTGAATTGCCGGAGTAACAAAAAAGCGATAGATTACGCGCGGGTGCCTTTCGGCTGATGGCTGGAGGGAATACCCGAAGGCCAGATGTGGAAAGGCCCCGGTTAAACTTTTATGTTCAACTCGGGGCACTAACCACATAACCTTCGCAAGTGACAGGTTAGCGCCTCTCCAACAAAGGAGCAAGTGCTATGTCGCAAAAATCGCTGATGGCCATCACGTTCTGCGTGACGGCAACCCTTATCATCTGGATGCTGCACGGTTCGCTGTGTGAAATACGGATGAGCTTCTGGGGAGCGGAGTTTGCGGCGTTCTTACAGTGTAAGCAGTAAGGAAACCGCGACGGGGGAGCAATCCCCCGTCAATCGGTTGCTAAGGCTGGCCGAAGTGGCACCCTATCCCATGGACACAAACAAGAAAACCCGCAGCGTAAATACTGCGGGTTTTCTTTTTGGCACCCTCACAAATGAGGGCACCACCCGTAAGCAATAGGCATAACAAATCAATTTGTTATCATATCGGCAGCAGTAACCACACAAGAGGTGCCGCAGATGATGCAAAATATACGATGCAAAAATTGCTATAAATTACTTGCCCGCGCCTCATTTCACCACATTGAAATAAAATGTCCGCGTTGCAAAACCCTTAACCAGATAACGAGAGCCATCGAGCACCCCACACACATGAGGAGCAATGACCGTGGGGATCGCAATCCAGCACAAAACAGCCCATACCCCGGAATACACTAAGATTTACCAGACTGACAATGCCACGCTCTGCTGTGGGAATGCACTGGAAATATTGCCGCTGATTGAGCCAGAAAGCATTGATGCCTTAATCACTGATCCGCCTTACAGTTCAGGGGCAACACACAAGGCGGGACGCACCAACCAGGGCAGCCATGCAAAATATCTGAACGACAAGAACCTTCACCGCTTTGATGGATTTGCGGGTGAAAACATGGATGCCCGTTCGTGGGCTTACTGGACACAATTATGGATGGCACAGGCATACCGCGCAGTCAGGCCGGGCGGTTATGCCCTGGTGTTTACTGACTGGCGGCAACTGCCAGCTTTAACCGATGCGTTTCAGGCCAGCGGCTTTACATGGCGTGGAATCGTTGCGTGGAACAAAGGGAGGGGGTCACGAACACCCCATACCGGGTATTTCCGGCATCAGTGCGAATACATCGTCTGGGGTAGCAAAGGCCATTTAGGTAAATCGCCTTCGGGACCGTTCGACGGCTGCATGACGTTCCCGGTTACCCCGTCAAAGAAACTGCATCCGACCGGAAAACCAGAAGAACTTATGGCAGAACTGGTCAGGACTGCGAATAGTGGCGGAACAGTCCTTGATCCTTTTATGGGGTCAGGAACAACGGGTATTGCAGCACTGAAAGCAGGACGCAAATTTATTGGTATAGAAACCAGTGATCATTATTTTGATGTAGCAACACAACGGCTCAAAACGGCGATCGAACCATAAGACAAAGCCCGCAATGTTGCGGGCTTACTCTACCTCTCGAAAATGTGGTCACTGCGTGGACACGCGATGATACAAATCCTTTTATATCAATAAATTAAATCATTATTTTTTTCATCAACAAGGATTTTCACGTTTGTGGTACCTGTATGAGAACGAGAGTTAACCGGACAAGTGTGCCATAATCTCGCGGCCAGGCATACTTGCGATGATTTCAGGTATAAGGATACGTAATGATACAACCAATTTCCGCCCCTCCTGGGCAACCACCGGGTCAGGGGGATAAACTGTCGTCTGGCGCAGGCAATCAGCCTTTATCCAGCTTGCAACGTACAGTGCTGGAAAGTTTGATAACCAAAGTGACTTCGCTGACGCAACAGCAGAGCGCGGAATTGTGGGCTGGTATAAAGCACGACATCGGTCTGCCGGGCGATTCACCGTTACTTTCACGCAATTTCCCCGCCGCAGAACAAAACCTTGCACAACGTTTACTGGCCGCGCAAGAAAGCCATTCTGTCCGCCAGCTTTTGGCGCAATTGAGCGAGTACTTACGACTGGGGAATAATCGTCAGGCGGTCACAGATTACATTCGTCATAACTTTGGTCAGACGCCGCTGAATCAACTCTCACCGGAGCAATTAAAAACCGTCCTGACGCTGTTACAGGAAGGGAAGATGGTTATTCCGCAGCCGCAACAGCGCCAGGCGACCGATCGCCCTTTGCTACCGGCAGAACACAATACGCTTAAGCAACTGGTGACTAAACTCGCGGCGGCAACAGGAGAACCCAGCAAACAGATTTGGCAATCTATGCTGGAACTTTCTGGGGTAAAAAATGGAGAGTTGATCCCGGCCAAAATGTTTACCCACCTGGTTACCTGGTTGCAGGCACGCCAGGTGTTAAGTCAGCAAAATACACCGACACTGGAGTCGCTTCAGATGGCGCTAAAACAGCCACTGGATGCCAGCGAGTTGACAGTATTATCGAGCTATGTTGAGAAAAAATATGGCCTTTCTCAGCATTCAGCCCTGACTTCCGCACAGGCCGAGGATATCCTCAACCAGCTTTATCAACGGCGGGTGAATGGGATTGAACCGCGAGATATTCAACCGTTGCTCAATCCCTTTACGCCATTCATTAACACGATGCAAGAAATGGCCATGCGCCCCAGCCTGTGGATATTGCTGACCGCCATCATCGTGATATTGGTCTGGTTATTGAGTTAA